CTTAATAACTGGAGAGTTACTAAAACCTGCCTTCGATTAGGTAGTAGAATAATTGGTAAATGTATGATGGGTTCAACTAGCAACTCGTTGGATAAAGGTGGTGATAATTTTAAAAAATTGTATTATGGGTCAGACGTTACAAGAAGAAACGCCAACGGACAGACTAGCTCGGGATTATATTCTTTGTTCATACCTATGGAATGGAACTACGAGGGATACATTGATTCTTATGGAATACCTGTATTCGATAAGCCTGAAGTACCCACAGAAGACCCCTACGGAACCCCGATAACTCAAGGAGTAATACAGTTTTGGAATAATGAAGTAGCGGGTTTAAAGGATGACCAAGATGGATTAAATGAGTTTTACAGACAATTCCCAAGAACAGAACAACACGCTTTTAGAGATGAAGCAAAAGAATCGTTATTTAATTTAACAAGAATATATCAGCAAATAGACCACAATGAGTCTATGGCATCAAGCTCATTGGTAACTAAAGGAAACTTTCAGTGGGAGAACGGAATTAAAGACACAAGAGTTATGTTTATGCCACACAAAGATGGTAGATTTCATATTTCTTGGATTCCGCCTTTAGGTATGCAAAATAGAGTTGTACCAAAAAATGGTATACTTTATCCAGGGAATGAACACCTTGGGGCTTTCGGTTGTGATAGTTATGACATATCAGGAACAGTGGACAAAAGAGGTTCTAATGGCTCTCTTCATGGTTTAACAAAGTTTAGTATGGAGGATGCTCCTGCAAATCATTTCTTTTTAGAATATATTGCAAGACCTCAAACAGCAGAGATATTTTTTGAGGATGTATTAATGGCTTGCGTGTTTTACGGTATGCCAATACTTGCAGAGAATAACAAACCAAGACTTCTGTATCATTTTAAAAGAAGAGGTTATAGAGGGTTTTCTATGAATAGACCAGATAAGATATACAACAAGTTGTCAATAACGGAAAGAGATATTGGAGGAGTTCCTAACTCTAGCCAAGATATGATACAATCTCACGCTGCCGCAATAGAAACATATATAGAGGAACTTGTTGGAGTTTTAGGTGATGATGAGATGGGAGATATTTACTTCCAAAGAACATTAGAAGACTGGGCTAGATTTAATATAAATAATAGAACGAAGCACGATGCATCTATTAGTTCGGGCCTTGCAATTATGGCCTGCAACAAAAATAGATACGCACCTGTAAATAAGGTGGTAAGACAGAATATAAATTTAGGGTTGAAGAGATACGACAACTCTGGAAAGTTTTCAAAAATAATAAAGTAAATGAACGTAGGCGCAAATCCAAACAGTGTATTTCCTAGCCAAGTGGTTAGTGACACAGAAAAATCAAGCTACGAGTACGGTGTACAAGTTGGCAGGGCTATCGAGGCTGAGTGGTTCCAACAAGGAGGTAGCGGTAATAGATTTGCAACCAATCACAATAGCTTTCACACACTTAGACTTTATGCAAGAGGTGAGCAGCCAGTGCAGAAATACAAAGATGAATTAGCTATTAATGGAGATTTATCTTATTTAAATTTGGATTGGAAACCAGTACCCGTTATATCTAAGTTTGTAGATATAGTATCAAATGGTATTACAGAAAAAGAATACGAAATAAAAGCTTACGCACAAGACCCTAAAGCATTAAAAGAAAGAACGGACTACGCAATGAGTCTAATGGAGGACATGGTTGCTAAGGAAGAGATGATGCAGCTAGAGGCAGCTATTGGAGTAAATGGATTTAATACTGACAATCCTCAAGACTTACCTCAAGATGAAAAAGAGCTTTCTTTACATATGCAACTTGACTATAAGCAATCAATCGAAATAGCAGAAGAAGAGGCTATTAACCAAGTGCTTGCAAAGAATAAGTTTACAGAAATAAGAAAAAGATTTAATTACGATTTAACCGTATTAGGTATTGGTTCAGTAAAAACAACTTGGAATAAAGCAGAGGGAGTTGTGACAGAATATTGTGACCCAGCAAGAATGGTGTATTCTTACACCGACGACCCTAACTTTGAAGATATATACTATGTTGGAGAAGTAAAAGCTGTTTCTATTCCAGAATTGAAAAAGCAATTTCCCAATATAACAACAGAGGAATTAAAGAAAATAGAAGAAATGCCTGGCAATCGGGAAAACATCACTGGTTGGAATGGCTACGATAAAAATACAGTTCAAGTTTTATATTTTGAATACAAGACTTACAACAATCAAGTTTGGAAAATCAAAGAAGGAGTTAATGGCTTAGAAAAGGCTTTGCAAAAAAGCGATGACTTTAATCCACCAGAAAACGATACATTTAAGAAGGTATCAAGAACGATAGAGGTTTTATATAGTGGGGCAAAAATACTAGGTAACAATCAAATGTTACAATGGGAGCTTGGAAAAAATATGACAAGACCTTTTGCCGATACTACTAAGGTAGAAATGAATTATGTTATTTGTGCACCTAGAATGTACAATGGTAAGATTGATTCTATTGTAAATAAGATTACAGGGTTTGCTGATATGATTCAGCTAACGCACCTTAAATTGCAACAAGTAATGTCAAGAATGGTTCCTGACGGTGTGTTTTTAGATGTTGACGGACTAGCGGAAGTTGACCTAGGTAATGGAACGAGTTATAACCCAGCAGAAGCATTAAATATGTATTTCCAAACGGGTAGTGTTCTTGGTCGTTCTTTGACACAAGACGGGGACATTAACAGAGGTAAAGTTCCAATTCAAGAGTTATCTACATCAAGCGGTGGGGCCAAAATTGCCTCCTTGATTCAGACGTATCAGTACTACTTACAAATGATAAGAGACGTTACGGGACTTAACGAAGCTAGGGATGGGTCTACTCCATCTAAAGATGCACTCGTAGGACTTCAAAAGATGGCCGCTAATCAATCTAATGTAGCAACTCGACACATACTTCAAGCTAGTTGTTATTTATCTCTTAGGGCTTGCGAAAACATCTCAAGAAGAATTGCTGATTCATTAGAGTTTGCTTTGACTGCAAATTCATTAAAGAGTAGTATTAGTGAATACAACGTTGCAACATTAAATGAGATTAAAGACTTAAGCCTTCACGATTTTGGTATCTTCTTGGAGTTAGAGCCTGATGATGAAATAAAGGCTCAGTTAGAGCAAAACATTCAAGTAGCTCTGCAAACTGGAGGGATTGATTTAGAGGACGCAATTGATATTAGGCAAATTAAGAATCTTCAATTAGCAAATGAAATGCTAAAAAATAGAAGAAAGAAAAAGCAAATAGCAGAGCAAAAAGCGCAACAAGAAAATATGCAAGCGCAAGCAAACGCAAATGCAGAAGCTTCAGAAAGAGCTGCTATGGCAGAAGTTCAAAAGCAACAAGCACTTACTTCTGAAAAAGTTAGTATAGAGCAGTCTAAATCTCAATTTGAAATAGAGAGAATGCAAATGGAGGCTGAGATTAAAAGAGGGTTAATGGCTGAAGAGTTTAAATACCAAATGCAGTTAGCTCAAGCTAGAATAAAATCAGAGGCAGATAGAGAACGTCAAAACGAAGATAGAAAAGATAACAGAACAAAAATAGCTGGAACTCAACAATCGGAAATGATTGACCAAAGAGCAAATAATTTATTACCAAAGAACTTTGAGTCTAAAGGTAACGACAACTTAGAAGGGTTTGGAACAGAACAGTTCGGCCCAAGATAATTTTTTTTAATTTATATTATATTATATTATGTCAGAAGAAGCAACAAAAGAAGAAGGTAGTTTCAAAATAAAGAAAAAGCCTACAATGAAGAAGTTAGGGAAACCAAACGAAGTAACAAAAATCAATTTACCAAGCAAACCTCCAGTAGTGGAAACAGAAGCGACAAAGGTTGTAATACCTTCAGTGAAAGTTGAGGATAAAAAATCAGACGCAGTCGAATCGGAGGCTATTGTTGAAGATAAAAAAGAAGAAATAGTAGAAGAAGAGCAATTCACTCAAATTCAAGAAATAACAGAAGATGAGGAAGAGGAAGTAAAAAAGGTTTCTCAAGAAATCAAAGAAGCTATAAGAGACGAACGTGTTTCTGGAAAGCCATTACCTGAGAATGTTGAGAAGCTAATTTCTTTTATGGAAGAAGTAGGTGGAACTGTGGAAGATTATGTAAGATTAAATGCAGACTACTCTAAGGTTGATAACAACACTCTATTAAAAGAGTATTATAAAAAGAAAAAACCTCATTTAGATGAGGAGGAAATAAATTTCCTTTTAGATGATAACTTTTCGTTTGACGAAGATTTAGATGAAGAAAGAGAAGTGCGCAAGAAAAAACTTGCGTTCAAAGAAGAGGTTGCAGAAGCAAAGAGTTTTTTAGAAGACTTAAAGGGTAAATATTACGATGAGATTAAGTTAAGACCAGGCGTATCCCAAGAGCAGAAAAAAGCGACAGACTTTTTCAACCGATACAATGAAGAGCAAAACTTATCAAAGCAGCGAAAAGACAGGTTTAAAAAAGCCACGTCTGAACTTTTAAACGATAATTTCAAAGGTTTTGAATATAACATCGGAGAAAAGAAATTCAGATATGGCGTTAACAACCCAACTAAAATTGCAGAGCAACAGTCAGATATGTCTAACTTTATTGGGAAGTTTCTCAATGACAAAGGAGAGGTGTCAGACCAACAAGGCTATCACAAGGCAATGTACGCTGCGGAGAATATGGACAAGATTGCAAGTCATTTTTACGAACAAGGTAAAGCAGATGCAGTTAAGGATGTTGTAAATAGTTCAAAGAACATATCAGACACCCCAAGACAAACATCAAGCGACAGTGTTTTTATTAATGGGCTTAAAGTTAAATCTGTAAACGGTATGGATTCTTCAAAATTAAAAATTAAAAAATCACGATTTTAACAATTAACAAAAACAAAAAAAATGGGACAATTCGGAACGGGCGACCCGCTAGGCGCTTTTAGCCTACAGCCAATGCCAACGAAAACAACGTTGACAGAAAATTATTTAAACTTTGCTGATGGAAGCGGAAACGACTTTGCACAGCAGTATTTACCAGAGCTTTACGAAGCTGAGGTAGAGCGATACGGAAACAGAACTTTATCTGGATTTCTAAGAATGGTTGGTGCTGAGATGCCAATGACATCTGACCAAGTAGTTTGGTCTGAGCAAAACAGATTGCACATTGGATACGAAAGTGGTGCTGGAGTTCTTTCTGTAGATTTGACTGGAGCAGCTACTGTTGAGGGTTCAACAATTACATTAGGTTCTGGTCACACTATGTCTATTAGAAAAGGTAACACAATCGTTGTTGCAGATGCCGCTACTGGACTTGTAACTTTAAAGTGTTTCGTTTCTGAGATTAATCAAGGGGATAGGTCTTTTACAGTACTATCTTACACCACTGCTGATTTAACTAGCATTGGGAA